TAGCCGTTGTCGGGCGTCCGGTCGGTTCCGACGATGGATAGCGCGACATGGTGCCGGACGCCCGCTGCGGCCTCCGCCGCGAGAAGGTTGCGGCCGGAGGTCTCGAAGAATTCCAGCACCGCCTGGTTTTCAAATGAGGGCGAATTGGCGAGGTCGATCACCGCCTGCGCGCCGGCTATGGCCTGTTCGAGCCCCTCGCCGGTGATGGTGTTGATGCCGCTTTTGGGCGAGGCGGCGACGACCTCGTGGCCGCCCCGGCGCAGAATGGCGACGGTCTTCGAGCCGATCAGGCCGGTGCCCCCGATCACGACGATCTTCATGGCTGACCCTCCCTTGTCGATCAAACAGGATTCAGTGCCCGCTTAGCACCAGCGTCTTGACGGGAAGCAGCAGGGCCTGGATGCGGAGCAGCATCGCGTGCACGAGGCCGACGGCGTCGACGGCATGCAATACGAAAGCCTTGAATGCGCCGGTGTCCTTCGCGGCGATGCGCTCATGGTTGCTGGTATAGGCGTTGACGACGCAGCTGCTTCCCGGCGTAACGCCATCAAGGCCGCCTTGATAGATCGGCTCCAGGAACGCCAGAATAGTGCCCGGACGCAGCACCTGCTGGGCATCGACCAGTTGCTCGCCGCCGCGGAACTGGCCCGCCGCGATGTAATCCTGCACGCTCGTCACCACCATCGGAATAATCGTCCAGGGCTTTGAGATGCATGTCGCCTCGGCGACCATTCCGACCTTGATGACGTGCGATTCGATCTGTCCAAATCCTGCTGAAAGGGTTTGCCGCCCCGCACCTTCAGGAATGAGAATGCCGGCCGACCGTATCATGGGATTGACGATATCTCCCACGCGCAGCCCGAACTGCTCCACGCGCCCATCGACTCCCGCACGAATGGTGGCTTTGTCCAGATCCACCTGCGCTTCGGCCCGCGCCGCCTCGGCGCTGGCCTTCTCCGCGGGAAGCAGCGCGGACACGCGGGTCGTCGCGGATTGTTTCGAAGCCGTCGCAGAATCCAGCGCGCCTTGACGGCCCGCGAGCAGCACCTCAAGCTTTTCGATGTCACGCTGCGGGACGATGCCGGGATTGCGTTTCTGCAGCTCGCGCTTGGTGTCCAGCTCATCCGACGTCTGCTGGTAGGCGCTCTTTGCTTCCTGGATCTGCCCGTCCGCCTTGAGAATATCTGCCTGCGCCGCCGGCAAGGCGGCATCGACTTCGGCAATCTTGCGCCGGGCCGTTTCCATGGCCGCTTCCTGCTTTGAACTGTCCAGCTTGAAGATCACGTCGCCCTTCTTGACGGGAGCGCTGAATTCAACGTGAACTTCCGACACCCGGCCGCTTACCTCGGGAACGATCGGAACGGTCCTGAAGAACAAGGTCGCCGTGCTGGTGGAGGGATGAAAATAGAAGATGACGGTAATCAGCGCGACCGTCAGCATCAGACAGGCGGTGATGCCCCACCGCAGTTCGAACCATACCGAAAAGAATGTGATCTCCCGGCCGAGGCGCTTGCCCTGGGCGTAGCGGCGATAGAGATAGTCCGGAAAGATGGTCAGCAGCGAGCAGAGCAGCAACTCAAGCATGGCCCTGCACCTCGCTCCTGGCAGCGTCGGCTTTCGTCGTGTCGGGCCCATGCGCAGCAACTGCGTGAGCGGCGCCTTCGCCGGCAATCCCGGCCTCTTCGTCGCCGGGCGGAACGCCTGCGATTTTCTCGACCGATCCCGCGATCCTGCGCAAGGGGGTGCCGAAATCGGGCAAATCGACCATGGCAAGTATCAGCCCGATCACCCAGAACAGGTGGTTGTGGGTAAAGAGCGCCAGCAAGCCCAGCACCGCCACGATTTCGAATTGCAGCTTTTGCGACTTGTGCGCCATTCGCTCCGGCAAGCTGTGCAAATGCAGATAGAAATTGCCGACCATCAGAACAGAGCCGACCAGAACGATTCCGACCACCACCATCAGGACATCGGTGTCACCTGGAGCGGTGATGAAAGCCGGCAGATGATGGGGCGCGCTTGGATGAAGCGGCTCGCTCACGCAACTCTCCATTGCCGATGCGGATAATCGAGAAACTCTAGCAAGGATGGTGCAACAGGCGTCCCACAGTCAATGAGAAACGCTTGGCTCGTCTTGCAACTTCAAGACTGGTGCAAAACAGCGCGAACAGGCAGCCTGCGAATATCACTCCGCGTTGTCGGTTTCCCGGCCCAGTTCCGGAAGGCGCCTGAAAATGAGGACGGAACAACAATGCGCTGCCAAAAAATCAAGCTGAAGGCGGCCCAGAAACAGAAACAGATTCAGGAATAGGTTCGAACGCCGAAACCGGATCGGAATTCCCGGCAGACGGTACCGAAACGAGATTTGCATGACGGATAAAACAGCGACGATCCCGAGATCGGAATACCCGTCTTTTGGAAGTTGCTCGCCGGATTGACCGCTACCTGCGGCGCCGAAAACAGACCCTCGGCCGCTTCCGGCCACGACGCCTCATTCGTCCATTTTGGCTTATTTCCGGCTCCCCGCATCTGCCGCTTGCGGTTAGCCACCGCGTCGGGCATATCCAGCCTACCGGAGCTGTGGCCGAGTGGCTGAAGGCGGCGGTTTGCTAAACCGTTATAGGGTTGTAAAGCCCTATCGAGGGTTCGAATCCCTCCGGCTCCGCCAATCAATGTTTTCGGGTGTTTCCTTCATTTCGGGTTGCCGGAAATGGAACCGCAGTTGCCGCAGTTGGCGCAGATAGAAGCGGTTTGCTCCGGCACAAAACCCGGCACAGTGCGTTTTGGGTCCGTTCGCGTTACGATCCCCCGGTCATGAAAATCATCCCGCACCCTGAAAGCTTCGAAGTCAGGTCTCACGACGGCGCAATCGTGCGCCGGTTTCCGTTCGACGACAACGCCGGCCGCCGCGCAGTGTCAGGGGCGATGAAACGGAAACAGGCGCTGCAGGCGGCGCGGGCGTTCGCCGGCAAGGGCGCGGTAGTCGAGGATGCGGCTCGTTGAGCTGGTCCGACCGCTTCGATCCGCCGATCCTCCTGCCCGGCAACGCTAAGCCGCTGGAAACGATCTTGGACGCCGCCCGTTATGTCACCGGCCTGCCGCAACGCGAGCGCCAGGCGGAACACTGGCGCCCGGCGGCGCTGCTGCTGAAGCTGGCGGGAGAGAGTGAAAATGGCGGGGATCAGCTGCTGGCGCGGATTGCAGTGATGTACGGGATCCGCAAGGGCGCCAAGGATGACCCGCCGACGCAACGGCGCCGCAAGCAGCCCAAGGCCTACAGGATCGTGCGATGAGGACAGTGTGGATTTACGAGGAAGGCGAGGTGCTGAAAATCTTCGATACCGAAGACGAAGCCCGCGCCTGGTTCAAAGACAACGACCCGGAAGGCGTCGCCTTCCAGCACGAGCTGGAACTATCGATCCCGGCCGGGAGCGCCGACAAGTACGGCGTGCCGAGGGCGGCGGAGTAGCAGCGCTCACTTTTGAGTTCTCCTCAAAACGGAATATCCGACAGCAGCGGCCGGAACGCCGGCACCGCGGGCATGTTGCGGACGCCGCGCCGGTTGGCCATGTTCTCCTGGTTCGTGAGCCAGCGCAGCTGCTGCACGCCGCCCTCGTTCTCACGCTGGTTATCGAGGCTGTCGCCGTTCTCATGATCGACGAAGTGCCGGTCGGACGGCCGCGCCAGTCCCATCCGCTCGGTGATGATCACCCGGTGCATCAGCAGGGTGACGTTGCGGTCACCTTCCCTGACCGAGCGCCGCGCATAGACCAGCCCGCCATGGCGCGGATGCGATACCGCAAAAGTCCACGGCCACTGCATCAGGAAGTCAACGTCTTGCCAGGAGACCTTGACGACGTATTGCGTTCGGCAGCCGACGATGATGGTGGCGTAGGGACGCACGGCCGTCAGTTGCGGCTCAACTCGCGCCAATGCCATATCCAGCGGCACACGATGTGCTCCGGCTCTTTGAGGTGTGCTGCGATTTCCGCCGTGTTGAACCGGCGCGCCCATAGCCGCAACGCGATGCTGTATTTTCGAAACAGCTCGCGCTCGATATCGTCACTGCGCGTGAGGGGGGGGTCCGCGTCCACCATCACACCCCGCCCGGTTGCACGTAGCAGAACACAAACCCCTGCCGGCTGAGGAACACCACGCCATGCCCGCTCGGATTGCCGCGATCGTGCTTCAGCTTGTGGTTGGGAATTTCGATCTCGGTGCCGTTGTCGACATGCGCGCGCCCCAGCGGCGCATCCGGCCGGTCATCGGTGATCCTCGCAAAGGTTCTGCCGTCGCGGACGTGGATCTCATCGGCCCAGTAGGCGTCGGCTTCGCCGCAGCATGACGCGGCCGGATTGTCCGGCTGCATCAGGCCTTGGTACCACTCGGCAATGGCAGGGTCGCTGTTGCCCCATTGGCCGGAATCATGGGCGTTGGCGGCGACGATGAAGAGTATCACCGCGGCAACCGCGACGACGATAATCCAGCAGCCGAGGCGCCGGGTCCTCACTGCACCCTCACCTGCGCCGTGCCGCCCATGCCGATGGCGTTGGCGGCGGCGCGCGACAGGTCGATGCAGCGCCCGCGCACGAACGGCCCGCGGTCGCTGATCCGCACCACGACGCTGCGGCCGTTGCGGCGGTTGGTTACGGTGACGCGAGAGCCGAACGGCCGCGTCCGGTGCGCCGCCGTCAGGGCGAAGGTGTTGAACCGCTCGCCGCTCGCCGTCCGCTTGCCGTGATAGCGGTCGCCGATGCCGTATTGCGAGGCGGCGCAGGTTTCGGGATGCCCGGGTTCAACCCGGGCATCCCCCTGCCGCGCCATGGTGACGCTGATCGACGCGGCGCCGGAGAACGGGTTGTTGTCGCCGGCATGGGCCGTAAACGGCGCGCACAGCAGCGCGACCGCGAACGCGGCAAGTCTGAGCATTCGAAACTCCTTGGTTAATCTAAGTGGGCTATCAGGTGCGCGCCGAGCGGGATGGCGAGGGCGAGGATGCCAGAAACAATCCACGCCCAATGACCCCAGCGGCTTTGCGAGAAAACGCGCATGCAACAAAGCGACCCGACAGTCCCGGTCGCGACCGCCAGGATCAGGAACACGGGCTGGTTTTCAAAGCCGAGGGTCTGAACGCCCAGGTTCTGCTGAAACAACACAACCCACACCCAGCCCGCGCGCGTCGAAGCTCCCATGAAATACACGAACAGCGCGATAGCGGCGGCCGTGCCGATATCCTGCTGGTTTGCGGCGCTTCGAAGCAGCGTCAGCGCGCTGCTTTGCTGCCATCGGCACATCAGATAATTTGCGAACACCGCGAGCAGCGCGAGGTTCAGCAAGAACCACATGCCGTTGGTGACCTCCCTGACGACTAGATCATCCATCCTTTTCCACCCGTCTTTTGCAGCGCCGCGGTCAGTTCGGTCAGTACGTCGGCCTCGCGCCTGATGCGCTGCGCGCTGCCCTGGATCACTGCAGAAGCGTTCGCCAGCTTGTGCGACGCCTCCCTGATCTCGAACGGAAGATCGGATTTGTCGGCGAATTTTTCATGGCCGCAAATCCAGCGGCAGATGACGCAGTGGATATTCCTCAGGCCCTTGATCATTCTTGGAGCCTCCGGGACAGTAACAAGTCCTTCAGCGACGACAGAACGCGATGCGACGAGGTTTCCGCATCGATGACGGACCCCAGGGCGGCCGTGCCATCGTTCAGTCCCTTGAGCACCCGCTCCAACAACTGATCGCGTTCCCCCTGCAACTTCTGACGCTCGGACCGTTCCTCGATCCGGCCCTGGCGCTCGAACCAAAGCCATATCGCAAGGATAGCCGCGACCCCTGTCTTGGGATCCGATACCAGCGCCAGAAAGGCTTCCATTTACCGCCTGCTTCCCCGTTTCGCGCACGCCCGCGCCACGTCGCGGTCGCCGATCGACTGCACCGCCACCTTTGCCAGCGCGCTGCCGGGCGTGGTGCGCAGCTCGGCGGCGACCTGCCGTTGAAAGTCCTTCGACCAGGCCCGCACCGGCGGACAAAGCACCGCCGGCGCCGGCGCCGGCATCACGCAGGTCAGCTGCGCGTAGATGAAAACCCACCCCGTGCAAGTGAAGGTCATGCCGAGCCCTCCTCGAGCCGCGCGATCGCATCCTCGACGTTTCGCGGCGCGTTCTGCGATGCTTCCAGCTCGCGCATCGCCGCTTCGCGCGCCAAAACTTCCTGGTCGCGCTCCGCGCTGACGCGGCCGAGATCGCGATTGACCTGTTCGGCGCGCTTGGCCGACAGCCAATCGTTGACGCTGCTGCCGAAGGTGGAGAGCACCATCTCCACGATCGGCAACACCATGGCCAGCAGGACCGCGTTCATGGACTTCAGGTCTTGGCGGCTTGTGCGATCACCGCGGCGGTGTTCGGCGCGGAGGCCGCGGCGTCGAGATCGAGCCGCGCGAAGATCTTCTTGACGATCTGGTCCGGGCCGCCCATCCAGCTCTGCAGCCATCCCGGGGCGTTATCCAGCACGTACTGCACGGCATGCGCCAGCACCGCGTTGCCGACATCGACATTGAGCGTCTTGTCCCTGGTGGCGCCGGCGACGGCGTTGACGCCGTAATCGACCGCCTTGCGCAGGATCTGGTCGGCGCGCGCCGCGACCAGCACGCTGTAAACCTGCGCCGGCAGCTGCCGCATCGCGAACATCAGCAGCGCGAAGGCGATGCTGCCGATCGCGGACGCATACTGGCCGATCGCCGCGCCATAGGCCCAGGTCACCTTGGTGGTTTCGGAGGTAGCCTGCGCCACGGTTTCCGGCGCGGTGTCGGCGGCGAGCGCCGCGGCGTGGAAACCCGCGACGTCGAGCACGGGCGCGGCAGCGAGAGCGAAGCAAGCAGCGAGCAGCGCTGCGCCAAGCAAGCGTTTCATGAGTTCACCTTTTTAGTTGAGTTGACGCGCGATGCCGTCGCGCTGCGGGGTTAGCGGTCCATTACCTCGTCAGCGCAGCGCTGCTGCTCGAGTTCTTCATCAGTCAGCTTGCGCAGCCGCCGCAGATCGTTGCCCATCATCCGGTGATCGAGCGCGGTCTTGAAAAGCGAGTTGGCGGCCGCGGGCTGATAGTCGTCGCCGCACATGCCAAGCGCGGCCGCCGCTGCAGCTTCGCCCGCCCTGCAAATCCGCTCGTGGTAATCGACCGCCGCCTCGATGCCCGCGTTGAAGCCGAGCTCGCGTTCTGTCAGCGCGGCCATCACGCTTCGCGCTTGCTCAGCGGCGCGCTATCGACGATCGGCAGCTTGCCGATCCCTGTTGCCGCCGGCGGCGGATAGCCGTTGGGCCAGTTGTAGCCGACGATCACCTCGGGCGGGAAGGTGGCGCGGCTGACGCGGTCGCCCTGGTTGCCGCCGATGCCGACGATGCCGCCATGCGCATCGCGGCCGGCGACGAAGAATGTATGCCCGCCGCCCGGCCGCTTCTTGCACGCCAGCGCGCCGACCGCCGGGCCCTTCAGGCTCGATCCGGCCTTCAGGTTGTCGAGTGCCCACAGCGAATCGACGCCGTGGAAGCCGGACGACACCAGGCAATATTCGGTGAACATCTTGCACCAGGCGATCTCGTCGTGGACGTATTCGCGCGCGATCATGCCGCCGCAGGCCCGCGCCATCGCCAGGATCACCGGGTTGTCGCCCTTTCCTTTCACCTCGGCGATGCCGATGCAGGATAGCGCCTTGTGCAGCCACGGCGGCGCGGCCGTCAGCCGCACCGGTGGCGGCATCGGCGACGGCCGGTCCAGGGCGGCGGCGGTCTCCGCGTCGACCACGCCGGTCGAGGCGATGCCGAGCCGGGTCTGTTCGGCCTTCACCGCGTCGCGTGTGGCCGGCCCGAAATAGCCGGTGCCGTGCAGCGGATAGTGGTGCGCGGCGAGCGCGAGCTGAAGTTCCTTGATGGCCGGTCCCGATGCGCCGATGCGCAACGGACCGCCCACAATGAGGGCTGCGATGGTCATTGGTTTCTCCAGTGGCGGTTGCAGAAAGAGTGCGAGGGAGGGCTACGATTTTATTTTATCGAGCTCGTCTCGCGCGCAGCGAGCCGTAAACATTGGTGGTGCTGACGGTGTAGGCGACCTGGGCGATCCCAAAGACCGTGCTGGTCGACGCTGCCGGCACCTTGACGCGATTGATCGGAAGCACGAACTGCTGCGAAGCGGCGCCTCCCGGCACAGTCCCGGAGCCATAGGTCAGGATCATCGCCCGGCCGGGCGTCTGATCGAGCGTCGCGCTGCCTAAGGAAACGCCGCCGACGATATAGGTCACGTTCGTGGTCGATCCCAAGGCAAGGCCAAGCGTGCCGGTCACGTCCCAGTCGCCGGCCGGCAGCGACAGCGCACAATAGTTTGTGGCGGTCGCGGTCGCCAAGCTGAAGACGGAGATCGCAACATGACTGCCCGACTGGGTCCCGCTGGTGTTGATCGCGGTCCCCGCGATCGCGTTCGCGATCGATGTTGCAAGCTGGAATGTGTCCGTCGCTATCGTCCCCGGAACCGTCCAGTAGATGGTCCCGACCGTCAGCCCGGTCGGAAGCGCGCCGCTGGTGGTGAAGTTGATCGGCGAAAGCCCGTCGGTGCTCAGTCCATGCGCCGTCCATGTGACGACGCCCGGCGATGCGATCGTGATGGTGGCCGCGGAGGAGGCGTTGCGCGCGTTGCACTCGCGAATTTCACCGATGTTGCCGACCGACGCGTTGTCGTTGGTCGTGGCGCCGGGAAGCTGGCCCGGCGTCAGCGTGGCTTGGCGCGACGTGTCGGTCGGATGCACATGGTCGCCTCTCGCGTAACGCTGGGAGGTCCCGGCCGCCGCGCTGCCGTCCATCGAGGGCGATGCCGACGCCGCCTGCGCCAGCACCATCGCCGTGGTCGCGATCTGCGTCGTATTTGTATCGACCGCCGCTGTGGGCGCTGTTGGCGTCCCGATAAACGTCGGGCTCGCCAGATTTGCCTTCAACGCGGCGATCGCATCCGCATAGGCAGTGCTGGCGGCCTTGGTCGAATTGTCGTTTGCAGCCTGCGTGCCGACGATCGGGTTGGTCAAGGTCTGCGGGCCGCCCCACGAATGCGCGGTCGAGAACACGTCGGCATTGAGCATCGCCGAGGTGACCTTGGTGGCGCCGATGGCAAGTGTCAGCGAGCCCGCGGTGCTCGATACGTCGCCGCTGTAGGCCGGCGCATTCGCCGCCAGCAGCGTGCCGGTGACATCGGAGCCGAGCCGCACCGTGCAGGTATTGCTGGCGCAGTTGAACACCTTGTTGGTGACCGTCGCGACCGCCGCCCACTTGGTCGCATCCGAGGTGTTGTCGACATTGCCGAGCCCGACGTCGCCTTTCACGATGCCGGTCGGCGTGGTGATGTTCGGCGACGTGCCGAACACCGCGGGGCCGATGCCGGTTTCGTCGGACAGCAACCCGCGCAGCTGCGCGCTGCTGGTCGCCGCGAATTGCGACAGCGGGTTGGCGATGCTGGCGCAGTTGGCGCAGGTGACCTGGCCGGTCACCGGATCGATCGCCAGCAACCCGGCCGCCGATGCGACCAGCGTGCTCCCGGTTGTCGGCCAGACCAGATTGGCCGAGCCGGCATGCGGCTGCGCGCTGACGGTGACGATGCCGTCGATGATGCCGACCGCGGCGAACGAGCCGTTGGCGACGCCGGGCGCGCCGCTCTGGATGTTGCCGACCGCGGTGATGGTGCCGAGGAAGTCGGAGCCGCCGAACTGCGCCCGCGCGCTGGCGTTGTTGTTGTAGGTAATGAAGGACGGCAGGCAGCCCACCGCCGGGGCCTTGCCGCTCGCCATCTGCAGGTACTGGCCGGCGAGCGTGGCGGTGCCGCCGAGGAACACGCCGCCGTTGATCTGGGTGTTGACCACGGACCCATCGAGGTCGAGACAGCGGGCCGACGTGGTGTTCTGCCAGTTGTCGACCTGCAGGTTCTTGACATTGCGGGCGCGGATGCCGTCGCGGCCGTCGCCCTGCAGCGGCTGGTTGATGTGCAGCGAATAGATCGGCGAGCCGCTCTGCCGGACGTCGAAAATCCACCCCCCCACGGCCGAGGGCTGCTCGGTGCGGACGTTATTGAAATCGATCTGCTCGGAGATCGCGGGCGAGGTGGTGCCGCGGAAACACCAGCCCGACTTGCCGCCGACCCAGGCCTGAAACCCGGTCCAGTGCGGACTGGTCGCGACCACGCCGTCATCCCACATCAGGTTGCAGTTGGTGCCGCCAGACTGCAATTGCATGTTGTTGAAGGTCGACTGATCCAGCGAGTTGGTCGAAAGGTTCGGATTGATCGACACCCGCATCGCCAGGTCGGCCACGATCGATACATCGGACGCCGCAAAATACTCGCGGCCCTTCAGATGCAGTCCCGTGGAGCTGGCGGTGATGGTGCCGCCGCTGACAAAGGCGTCGCTGAACACCGAACCCTTGAGGTCGATCTGGTTGCCGCTGACGACCGCGATCGGCCAGCTCGAGTTGATATCGTTGGTTGCACCCGGATCGACGGAATTTGCCAGCACGACGCCGCTGACGGCCGCCGCCCATCCGCTCGCGAACAGCACCGATGCATTGGCGACCGTCAGGCGGATTTCATTGGAGGGACTGGCCACCGCGCCGGTGACCGGCGACGATGCGCCGCCGACAAAGCCGTAGATGAAAACATCGCGGAAGGTGGTGACCGATGTGTCGGTCGCGCAGATGCCGGTCTTGTAGGTGGTGGTGTCCGGCGACCGCACCGTGAGGTCCCTGACCCCGACATTGGACGTGATCGCGCTGCCGTCGCCGATCTTGATGGCGCATTTGCCGGCTGACGGGGGGATGAAATAGATCTCGGTGCCGTTGCCGGTCGCCGCCTTCTGCCCCTGCAGCGACACGCTCTTGAACAGCAGATCGAGCTCGTCGGTGGTGCGGTAAAGGCAATTGGCGAGCTCAACCACGCCTCCGGTGACCGAGCCGAGATAGTTGATCGCGCGCTGAAGCCCCAAGGTGGCGTCGTTGCCGAGGCCGCACGCCGCCCCGTACATTTCCGGCAAGACCTTGGCGCCATGCCACAGCTGGTCGATGGTGACCGGCACCGCGCCGCTGCCGCCCTGCAGGAAGCTGGAAAAACAATACAGCGCCACCCAGCCGGTGCCGTCGCTTTTCAGGCACAGTCCGGAGTTTCCGGCCGGCGAGATAAAGCCGACCGGCGCCGTGCCGTTGCCGAAGATCAGCGCGTTTTGCGTCAGCGCGGCGCGGCCGCTGCCGCCGCGGGTGACCGGCTGCGCCCCGGAGCCCGAAAAACTCTGCGCCGGCGCCGCCGTCGCGATGACGGCCGCCAGCGCCGCGCCGAGCAGGGTGCGGTTGAGGATGCTTGCCAATGTCATGATGTCACACCAGTTCGTAGCCTTCGCCGGTGACGTTGCCGGCGTCGTCGCGGATTTTGCGGAAACTCAACGCCATGTTGTCGACGTCGATCTTCACCGTGGGGTTGCCGTCGAACGTCTCGGCGCCGGAGGCCGCGATGGTGATGTTGAAGGTGCCGGCGCCGGCGCCGTTGGCCAGCATGCGGTCCTTGATGGTGACGGTTTCCGCCACCAGGTCGGTCGAGAGCGGCAGGCGGATCGAAAACGCCGCCGGAACGTTTTTCTTGGCGACCACCAGCGCCGCGTCGTTGGGAAGCACCACGTCGCCGGCGGCGCGCAGCGTCAGCCGCGTCGGCGCGGCGAAGCCGTGCAGCGCTTCCATCGTCGCCAGCCGCCTCGACCGGTCGCCGGGCGGCGGCGTCGGCGCCGTCGGCTCATTGAGGAAATCCGGGCTGTCGATCGACGCGGCGCCGACCACTACATGAGCATCGTCGCCGTTCCAGTCCGACGGCAGCAATTCGCCGGCGGCGGCGGCTTCCTCGCTGTCCTCAAGGTCAACCTGCCGCGCGTGGCGGACGATGACGGGACCTGCCATAGCTGGATGCCTTGCCCGGTTTTAGTATCTGACCGCGCGGCGGCCGGTCAGCACCCAAGGCAGCACCGAAAACGGCGCTCCGGATCCGGACGCAACTCCGGATCCGGTCACCGAGGCGCTGCCGGTCACCGAGGCGCTGCCGCTGATGGTGCCGGTGCTGCTAAGGCTGCCGCTCGAGGTCACCGAGGCGCTGCCGGTGATGCTGCCGGTGCTGCTAAGGCTGCCGCTCGAGGTCACCGAGGCGCTGCCGCTGATGCTGCCGGATGACGCAACGGCGCCCATCGAAACGGCGGCGATGTCGGAAAACAGCCCTTGCGGGCCGCCGCCGAAGGTCGCTTGCGAATTGATGACGCCGGTATTCTTGACGAAACTGGAAAGCGCGCTGGTGACGCTGGCGCTGCCGGTGATGCTGCCGCTGCTGCTAAGACTGCCGCTCGAGGTCACCGTGGCGCTGCCGGTGATGCTGCCGCTGCTGCTAAGACTGCCGCTCGAGGTCACCGTGGCGCTGCCGGTGACGCTGCCGCTGCCGGTGATGCTGCCGCTGCCGGTGATCGAAACCGGAATGTTGGCCGGGACCTGGGATACGGTCAGCGTCTTGATTTCCGTTCCGCAAAGCTGGGCGGCATTGGCGGCGCAGCCGCTGTTGGCCAGGGTGATGCGGCCCGCCGCGCCGTTGACGCCCTGGCCATCGAGCGCCGCGAACATGGCGCCGCGGGAATCCGGCAGCGCGAACGTGGTGGCGCCATCGCAACCGCCGTAACTGGTGGCGATGACCAAAAACAGCGACGCATAGAGCGTGCGCGAGACGCAACTGCCATCCTCGACCAGCGTGCCCCGCAAGTTGGCGCCGCCGCGATATTCGACGGTGCTGCCGATCGGCGTCATGTCAACGGGACCGATAATCTCGATGATCGAGCCGTTGTACTGCACCGTCATGGTGATCCCGGCCTGCAACTCGCCGCCGGCCAGCGGCTGCAGCCCGAGATTGGTGGGACGCCGCACCGCGACCGGCGCCAGCGCGCCGATCGCGATGGTCGCGGGACCGGTATTGTCGAGCGAAGGGATGTAGCGCAGCGGCACGCCGATGACATTGCTGAGACTGGCAACGTTGTGCAGCGTGATGGTCTGCGCGTTGGCGGAGCCGCCGCCGCCGCCGCCCCAGGTGCTCTGCGCCTCGAACGCGGAAGCGCCGCCTCCGGAACAACCGATCAGTAGTCCACACAGAACCAGGCGGGCGAAGATTAGACGAAAATTCATCATGTCGAACGGCTCCAGATGCGGGTGACACCATCGGTGTAGAAGCGAAAGCTCGTGCTCTGAAAATCGCGGTCCATCTTGTAGTCTGCGGCCTGCGCGATGGTTTCGCCGGGCGGCGCCACAACATTGGCGTTGGCAGCGAACAGACTGCCGGAAACGTCGTCGATGATCGCGACGTGGCCGTTGCTGGCGCCGGCCGGAAGATTGATGGTCATCGCCGCGACGCCGGCGGTGCGTAACAGCGCGATGGCGCGGTCCTGCAGCGTCAGGTTCAGCGCCGCGCTGGAGGTCACGATCCGCGACGCATTGCTGTAGGACGCCGGCAGGTCGGCGAGCTGGAATTCGCCGCCGTCGTAATCCAGCGTCGCAAACCCGCCGCCGACCAGGTCGCGAGGCTGCAGCGCGCCGGTGCCCTTGCGCAGCACCGCCCGTAGCCCAAGCCCGTTGACATTGATGGTGCATGGACCGGTGTTGTCATGGCCGACCAGCACCCGGATGCTCATCCCGGTCTTGTATTCAGCAGGTGCCGGGTTGAGCGCCACCACCATGGCATTGGCGGGCCCGGTGTCGAACGCGAATTTCATCTGGCCGCGCTGGATCAGATGCTGGATCGCCTTCAGCATCATGGTGTCGTCCGAATTATCGATCGCAACGATGTCGGCCAGCAGCGCGCTCTGGCCGTTGCCGCGGATCAGCGCCCGCAACTGGCCCAGCAGCCCGTTGGTAAAACCGGCAAGGATGCCGGTGCCGTCGCCCGCATTGGGCGACGAACATTTCTTGCCCCAGGTATCGACGCCGCCCAGGATACGGTCGTCGGCCGGGCGGTTGGTGATCACGTTTGGCGCGTTAGTGCCGTATCCGAGTAGATCGACCATGAATGACCTCAGGCAGTTTGATAGAGCACGGCGACGTGGGCGTGCCCGATGCGGTCGAGCAGGCAGACCAGCGGCGCAAAATCCGGATCGCAGTTCAGGGTGTTGCCGAGCTGGAACGCGCCGAGCTGCGGCCTTGTATCGATCCGGCCCTGAAACGCCGGGCTGGCGGCAAGATCGACGGTAACGCCGATCGCCGCCGCGCCGCCGGCGCCGCCAAGCCCGACATTGCCGAGCTGGAACGTGCCGATCTCAAAGCAGATCGCGGAGGACAGCGTCTCGCAATCGATCGACCAGCCGGCGCGCGCCGCGACTTGCCGGTAGTACGCACAGTTGGTGCCGCCGAGCGCCGCCACTTTTGCGCACAGGTCGGGAAACGGATCGCAGGCATCGGGCAGGCCGTATTCCGCCAGCCACAGCTCGCGGGTTTTGCTCTGGGTCGCGCACCAGAATTCCAGCCGCACCGCGCACAGCACCTGCGTCAGCTGAAAAAAGAAATCCGCGACCGCCGACCAGAACGCATGCATTACCGTGAGCGGCCGGTGCAGCGTCTGGAACAAGCCCGGCTGCGCAAATCCTTGCTGCGCCATGCCTGCGGTAAACGCCTGTCCCGCAGCCTCGTTGCTCTGCCACGCTCTGCCGCGCGGCAGCAGCAGCAGCAGCTGGCGGAAAATCTGCAGCCGGGTCGGGCAGGCGAACGTTGCGCTCATATAAAGCTCACCGCGCCCAGCGTGGCGATCTGGCCGGTCGAAAGCGGGATATCCCCGGCCGGCGCCAGCAGGATATGGCGCTTGTGGCCGGCCGCATTGGAGACCGCCTGCCCGATCCATTCCCGCGAGAACGATTGCGCGGTCGCCAGATACGGCATGCCGTCATGCGGCGTGTCGTTGCCGGCCGGCGCTGACAGGCGGCGGAACGCCGCGGTCAATTCCGCCAGGATCGCCTGCTGCACCGCCGTGGTGTTCGGCGACAGGTCCTTGACGATCACCGGCACCGGCACCGCGATCGGCGCCGACACCGTGACCGAGGCGCCTGCCGGCGCCACCAAGTCGATGGTGTGCTGCACCCGCGCCACGTCGGCGGCGGATGGAACCCCGTCGACATAGCGGCCGTCCATCAACACGAACACGCGCACGGTGCCGGCGCCGATCCAGCGCCGCTCGACATAGACCCGGGTGACGCCGGAGACCGATGTCGCCCACAGCACGTAATCGGACGGCGCGCCGCCGTGCGGCGGGTTGCGCTTGCGGAACAGGATGCGGCCGCGAAACGTCGACAGATCCGAGGTGAACGGCTCGCCGTCATCCTCCACGTCGTCGCCGGCGACGATGCCGTCGGCGCCGACCGCCGCAGCCGCCGAACCGGTGACGCCGGAAACGATCGCCAGCGGCGTTGCCGCGATGACGTTGCCGGCCTTGCCGTCAACAGACGCAATGACGTCGACGTCGAGCGACCCGGTGCCTGGCAGCGATGTTGCCGCCGAGCTAAGATAACGAAAACCATCGCCGCGGGAAAATACCGCGCCGAGATCGACCGTGACCGCGGCCGGCACCGTCAGCGTCACCTTGCCGGAGGCGGGTGATGCAGGCCGCCGGGTCATTCCGACTTCGGCGCCGTGCAGGTCGAGATTGTCGCCATCCGCCGTCAGCGCGAACCTCTGCCGCAGGATATAATCGGCAAAGCCCATCAGTTCCGAGCCGACGCCGGCCATCACCCTGGCCGCGACCGCCATGTTGTTCGGCCAGATCCAGGCGTCGCTGCCCTTCAGATACGCGCGCAGCGATTTGCGCGCCATGTCCGCCAGCGCCGCCAGATTCGGAATCGCCAGGCTCATTGCAACTGATTCCAGATGTCATCGAAGCGGCGATCGACCGCCAGTGAACCGTTGCTGCGATAGACCTTGATCAGCAAATCAAGCCGACCGAGCGCCGGATGCGCGATCGCCTGCACCTCGATACGCGCGGCGATGCGCTGGCGGATCAGCGGCTGCAGCGCGTCGCGCGCCAGGGTCTCGGCCCAGCGCCTGATGTCTTCGGTCAGCGGCGCCCGCGCCAGCGCCCACAGCAGCGAGCCCATTTCGGTTTCGCCGAGATCGGCGCGGATATCGACGCCGTCGCCCCACCAGCCTCGTAAGTCGTCGCCATCCACGTATTTGCGCAGCGGATGATCGACCGGCATGCGCTTATCCGTGAACAGCTGGATCACGATCGCGCTTTCCAGCGCGGCTTTGGCTTGCAGCCCGCCGCGGTTGAGCACTTCGGACGCCGATGCCAGCGCCCAATCGGCAAAGCCGCGCGCGGCGTCCCACACGCTGTCCCACAACAGCTGCGGCTGCGGATCGCGGCCTTCGCCGAGGCGAACGCGAGGATCGGCCATCACGCGATCCGCGCCATCACGTTGAGCGCAACGCCGGTGAAGGTACGCACCGGCTGATAAGTGCCGTCGACGCCGTCGCCGCCGAGAAACAGCATCTGGCCCGGCGCCGGGAAAACCACGATCTTGCCTTCATTCGCCTTCACCACGATGCCGCTCGCTCCCTTGGCGAAAATCAAATTGCCGGACGCGTCGTACAGTACCGCCGTGCCGGACGGCAGGTTGGCCTGACGATGATCCTTGTGTTCGCCGCCGATCGCCATGGCGCGGCTCGCTCCGCCGCCTGGCGCCAGCAGCAGAAAGTCCGCGCCGGCCGGCGGCGACGACGAAAAACCGAACTCCATCACCCGTGGCACCCGGCGTGGCTTGTCCGATCTCAGCGCGCTGAGATCGAGCAGCTGCTGCGATCCGGAATCGTCGAGGCTGACAAGCTGCGCCCGGCGCAGCATCGACCGCACGTCGTCATCGCCGTGTATCACGATCGCATCACGTTCAGCGTCATGCCCGGGCTTGACCCGGGCATCCATCCGTCTTCGCGAAAAAGCTGGATTGCCGGGTCAAGTCCGGCAACGACGGAAAACATCATCGTCATTCCGGATCGCTGTCGTCGAGATCGTTGTCGTCGCTCGACCTGTTGCCCTTGCCCTTGTCGCCGTCATAGGCGCGCGGATCGACCAGGCCGAGCGAGGTCAGGGATCCTGGCTTGGAAGATTGCGAGAAATCGGCGCTCTCGATCAGCATGTCCTGCGCAATCCCCAAGGTCGCGCTCTCGGTCCAGATCAGCCGCCCCGGCTCGAACAGCGCGCCGGCCTGGTCGCGAAAGCCCTGCACCGTGACCTCGCAACCCAGCGCGTTGCCGGCGGCGCGGTCGCGGCGGGTCGCGGCGCGGCCTTTTGCGCGTTTCTTGCTGCTGGATTCCTTTTGCACGATGATCAGCGGCCGGAACCGGCGCACTTTTGTATCCAGCGCGATGGCCTCGATCTCCAGCGCCTCGGCGCCGTGACCGGCCGCAGTCTGGCCGCGCACGATGTATTTGGAATGCCGGTTGCAGGCGTTGTGGTCTGAGTCCGCCTCGATGATGTTGCCTCCCTCATAGAGCCCGCCGCCGTGGCGCAGCGTGCCGGCCTTGGTGATCAGGACATTGCCCGCCGCCGTGCCGGTCAGCGTCTTGTTCTGCTCCCGGCATAGCTCTTCGACCACCGTGAAGATGGTCTTGCCCTGCGCCAGCGAGTAGCTCTCGACCTTCTCCAGCGACTGATCGGTCTCGAACCTTGCGGCGATGCCTTTGGCGATGGCGTTGCCGATCTCGAGCGGCGTCATGTTCTCGAACTCGCCGCTGTCGTGAACCGCGCTGCAATCCACCAGGTCGCAGGATCTCGAGCGTCCGGTGATGACGATTTCCGTTTCATCCTCGCCGAGCTTGGCCTTGCGGCGGTCGACATAGCCATCGAGCAGCAGATCGTCACCGGCGAAAATCCTGAACTCGACGCCGAGCGCGAAGCTCGCATGCGTCGCCGCGCTACCCAGTTCGAGCGCGGCCTTGAGGCTGAAGCTGCGGCAGGCTTCATCGAACGCCGCGCGCACGGTGACGTTCTCCCATGCGGTGAACGTCTCGCCGCCGACCTCGACCCTGATCTGTTCCGCGCCCATCAGCTGGCCAGCGCCTCGATCTCGACCGGCATGAAGCCCGGATGCGCCGTGCCGTTGCGCGCCACCAGTTCGCTGGCGCGGTTCGGGTCGCCGTACAGTTTCCATGCCCATACCAGCGCCGGCAGCGGCAGGTTGGAATTGGCCGAGATCACCGGCGCCAGCGTGGTGATCTTCTGGCTGAGATACTCGACCGCGGCGCCGCGCAGCTCCTGCACCGCCGCGACCAGGTCGCCGTGGCGCATGTCGAGCCCAGAACTTTCGGCGTCGAACAGTTCGGTGAGATC